CACGATCTCTTCGGGTGCCACCGGCAGCCGCACTCCGAAGGAGGAGGCCGAGAAGAAGGCGATGGAGAAGAAGTACCCGTTCAACAAGTATGCTAAAGGTGGCAAGACCATGAAGAAGTCAGACAAAGCCGGTCGCGCTCTCGTCAAGAAGTCGGCTGATACTATGGGCCGTGCTATGATGGCTAAGGGCGGCAAGTGCTACGCTAAGGGCGGCTCGGTCTCGGCCCGCGCTGATGGTATCGCCCAGAAGGGTAAGACCAAGGGTAAGGTGCTCTAATGCGCGCCTGTCGGGGTATGGGTGATATGAAGGCATCCAAGATGCCGGGTAAGAAGACCATGCTCGCTAAGGGCGGGAAGCTCGACATATCGAAGGCCATTAAGAAGCCGGGTGCACTGCGCTCGGCTCTTGGTGCCAAGAAGGGTAAGCCAATTCCATCTGGTAAACTTGCTAAGGCCGCTAAGGCTCCCGGTAAGTTAGGTCAGCGTGCACGGTTTGCGCAGATGCTGAAGGGCTTCAAGAAAGGTAAGTAATGACCACGAGTGGCACCGACACGTTTAACATGAACCTCAACGATCTTGTCGAAGAGGCATTTGAGCGTTGTGGTACCGAGCTACGCACCGGCTATGACCTGCGTACGGCGCGGCGCAGCCTCAACCTGCTGACCATTGAGTGGGCCAACCGGGGTATTAACCTCTGGACCATCGAGCAGGGTGAGATCGCCATGGTGCAGGGTCAGATCGTTTACGACCTGCCAGTAGATACCATCGACCTACTTGAGCACGTAGTCCGCACACAGACGGGTCAGGGCCAGACCGACATCAACATTACCCGGATCAGCGTCGATACCTACTCGACGATCCCGAACAAGAACGCTCAGGGTCGCCCTATTCAGGTATGGATCAACCGCCAGTCAGGCGCGACCGAACCGGTGACTGGTGCGGCTTACCCCCAGATCAACGTGTGGCCTGCCCCCGAGCAGTCGGACTATTACACCTTCGTCTACTGGCGGCTTCGCCGTATCCAAGACGCTGGTACTGGCGTCACTACGCAGGACATCCCATTCCGGTTCCTTCCGTGCATGGTGGCTGGTCTAGCCTACCACCTCTCGAAGAAGATTCCGGGGGCGATGGAGCGCACACCGATGCTCAAGGCTGACTACGAAGAGCTATGGCAGCAAGCTGCCGAGGAAGACCGTGAGAAGGCGTCACTGCGGATCGCACCGCGCCAGCTGTTCTACTAAGGGGGTACTGTGCCTAACAGGTTTGCCTCAGGTAAGTGGGCCATCTGTCAATGCGACAGGTGTGGCTTCCGGTACAAGCTCAAGCAGCTGCGCTCGCTCGTCATCAAGACGAAGAACGTCAACATCCTCGTATGCCCCTCTTGCTGGGAGCCGGATCAGCCGCAGCTTCAGCTGGGTATGTACCCGGTCGATGATCCTCAGGCGCTGCGTAACCCACGCCCGGACACGACGTACTACCAAGCGGGCCTTACCGGCCTCCGGGAAGAAACACAGGGCGAAGTGCCCAACGAAAATGTGCTAGCCTCTGGTACGCCATCGGGCGGCAGCCGTGTGATCCAGTGGGGTTGGAACCCTGTAGGGCTTAATAATCCTCTGGGTTTGTCGGGGCTTGTAAATGTGCTAATAGCTCATGGTACGGTGGGTACCGTGACTGTTGAGACGGAGTAGAACAATGGACGCTAAGACTGCCGTGCACAAGCACGAGAAGAAGCTGCACCCCGGTAAGCCGCTGACTAAGCTGGCTAAGGGTGGCAAGACCAACGCTCAGATGCTAAAGCTGGGCCGCAATCTGGCGAAGATCGCCAACCAGAAGAAATCTTCGCGGGGTAAATAAGATGGTAACGCACACCAAGGACATCGGCAAGTACGGGTCGATCAAGACCTATACCGACCCGATGGGCAACAACGGCTACCCGAACAAGGTCGCCAATACCCAGACGCAGAAGACTCGTGGGACGGGTGCAGCTACTAAGGGCACCGGGCACAGCAAGAAGATGGGCTGATGAACTACGCTGAACTGTTCAAGACGATCAAAGGGTACGTCGAAAACGACTTCCCCAACACCTCGTGGACCGATGATACCGGTTCGGGGGTAACCACGCTGACGTCTACTGAGCAGATCAACACGTTCATTCAGGAAGCCGAGCAGCGTATCTTCAATACGGTCCAGCTTCTGGACCTGCGGAAGAACGTGACCGGTAACGTCACCACTGGGAACAAGTACCTCTCGGTGCCTTCCGATTGGCTCGCCAACTTCTCGATTGCTATGATCGATGGCGACGGGAACTATGAGTACATGCTCAATAAGGACGTCAGCTTTATCCGGCAGTCGTTTCCTAACCCTAGTGAGCAGGGCCTACCGACCCATTACGCTTACTTTGATGAGAACTCGTACATTCTGGGGCCTACCCCGGATCAGGACTATTCCGTCGAGCTACACTACTTCTATTACCCGCAGTCCATTGTGACTGCTGGTACGTCGTGGCTTGGCGATAACTTCGATAGCGTTTTGCTTTACGGCTCACTGCTTGAGGCGTATACCTTCATGAAGGGCGAAGCCGATGTCATCGCGGAGTACCAGAAGCGGTATGACGAAGCGATGGCGATGCTGAAACAGCTTGGTGAGGGTAAGAACCGTCAAGACATGTATCGGACTCAGCAGGTCCGGTACCCTGTGAGGTAGCATATGTTTACGAGTACTAGTGAGATCGGTGACGTAATGGTCATGTCTACTGAGGGTCGTGGTTTCACGCCTGAGGAAGTGGCTGAGCGCGCTCTCGACAAGATTATCTACGTGGGTAGCCAAGCACACCCTGCGATCCGCGATCAGGCTGAAGCATTCAAGGACAGCATCCGTCAGGTGCTAACGTACTACATGCACGAAGCGGTCCGGTCCCATAATGTAACTCTGGTCAATAAGTTCACCAAGGCGGGTCATCCAGAGTTGATCCCGATCCTAGACGCATAAGGAGGCCGTAATGCCTATTACTCAAGCAATGTGCACCAGCTTCAAGGCCGAGCTTATGCTGGCCGTTCATGATTTCCGTCCCACTGGTGGGGATACCTTCAAGCTCGCGCTGTACACCTCGGCGGCTACCATTGACGCCAACACCACGGCGTACACTGCGACCAACGAAGTAGTGGGCACCAACTACACTGCTGGCGGCGGCGCACTGACCAACCTTGGTGTAGTGACCTCGAACACCAGTGCCTCGGCTGGTACGGGCTTCACCGACTTCAACGATCTTACCTTCACCAATGCGACGATCACGGCTCGCGGTGCGTTGATCTACAACACCACCCCTTCGGCCAACTCGAACGCTAATACCACGCTGACGAACGCTGCTGTGGCCGCGCTGGACTTCGGTTCGGACAAGACCTCGACGGCAGGTGACTTCACCATCATCTTCCCGGCAGCTACCAACACTACCGCGATCATCCGGATCGCGTAACGGCTGACGTACCCCCATTCGCAGCGCGGGTGGGGAGTACGCTACCTACGTATAAGCTGAGGGACCTGATGTATGGCGCTTATAATCGCAGATCGCGTCAAAGACACGACAACGACGACCGGCACCGGTACGGTTACGTTGAGTGGCACAGCGCCTGTCGGGTATCAGACTTTTGGGGCTGCCATCGGTAACGGCAACACGACCTACTACACGATCACTGCGGGATCGGAATGGGAAGTCGGGGTCGGCACCTATACGTCGGCAGGGGTTACCCTGTCGCGTGACACGGTGTTGGCTTCGAGCAACTCCGGATCATTGGTCACTTTTTCGGCTGGTACCAAGGACGTCTTTGTTACCCTTCCCGCACGCAGCGCCGTGACGGAAGGTCGCGGGATCGTGCTCAGTATGGTCTTTGGGATTTAAGGAACGGTAATGGCAAACCCCAATCTTACAAACGTCAACTCGATCACCGGGAACACGACGTACCTGACGCCGTCGGGGACCACAGCGGTGGTTCTCCTGCCTAACGCTGCGTCCTCCGGGAACGTATTCAAGATCAACCAGATCGTGGCTGCCAACGTAAACGGCTCCACTGCGGTCAACACGACTGTGGCGATCTACACCAACGGCGCAGTGGCGCAGGGTTCGGCCCCGTCGGGCGGCACGGCCTATCCCGTCGTTTCGGCGGTATCAGTTCCTGCTAACGCCTCGCTGATCGTTGTGGACAAGACCACGCCGATCTACCTGATGGAAGGCACCTCGATCTCAGTCACCTCGGGCACCGGCAGCGGCATCACGTACAGCATCAGCTACGAAATCATGTCGTAAGGAGATCGCGCAGTGTCGCGTCGATATCTTGGCAGCTACATCACAGCAAACCCCGTAGCGCCCACCAGCACAACGGCTGCGGGTGAGTGGACGCTTGCCCAGCAGCTTCAGGCGAAGGGCGCGGACAATTGGCCCACTCCGGGCTATACCGTAAGCTACCTAGTAGTTGCGGGCGGCGGTTCCGGTGGTGCTTACGCGGGCGGTGGCGGTGGCGCTGGTGGGATGCTTACGAGTACCACGCGGCTTGTCTCCGGTACGACCTACACGGCTACTGTCGGCGGCGGTGCCGCAGGCGTAACGGTCGTGACGCAGGGCCTTGACGGGACAAACTCATCGCTTGTCGGCGGGATTGTCAGTGTTACCTCTACCGGCGGCGGCGGCGGCGGGTCGCAGAACGGGACTTCTACTGGCCGTAACGGTGGTTCTGGTGGCGGTAGCTCGTACCCCGGGAGTGCTGTCGGGTTGGGGACTGCTGGGCAGGGCAATAACGGGGGCCTTGGTGCTACATCTTCCGGTAATGGCGGCGGTGGTGGTGGCGCTGGTGCTGCCGGTGCCAATAACACTTACCCGTCTGCGGCTGGCGGCGCTGGTTCC